GTCTTCTTTAACCCGGAAATATTTAAGTTTCTAAAAAAAATCAGGCTTTTTGGTCAATCATTAACAGGTGGTAGTCATTGACTTGATAAGTCATAGGCTTCCCTCCCCCATACCAAAGCACCTTGCCTTTCTTTTCTTGCTGGGTCTTATGACTGTGGCAGTCATGGCAAAGGGATTGGAATAGGTTGTGGTAAAAGGCTTTGGGGCCTATTTGCCGCCATGGGAATAGGTGGTCAACCTCTGTTGCCCCTGTGATGATTCCCCTACTAAAACAGGCCTCGCACAATGGCTGGCGGGATAATTGTCTTGCCCTGTGCCTTTGCCATTGAGCAGTCAGGTAGAAAGAATGGGCCTTATCTCTTTCTTCTGACCTATAAGTCAATTGAGTGTCCCTGCCTCCATGTTGAAGGCAGAAGCTGGAATATCTACTTCTTAGAGTATTGCATCCAAGGTGTGAGCATTTGCTATTGGTTGGGACAGTTGGCATCTATATAAAAGTTAGCCATGTTATTGGCTGGCAATAAGATGGCTAATCTTTGTCTCTATGAGGTAGGCAGACTACCGCACACCAATGAATTTATGGGTCTGGATGCTTACCCGCCAATTGTGTTCTGTTGCTGCTTGTATGCATAGGTTGGTTGCTTTGGGGGATTGGGACAGGGGTTGTACCCAGAAGGGTTTGCCGGCAGGCATCTTGGTCATTACATCCTCAGCAATCTTGACCAAATCTGACTCTTTCCCCAATGGGAATTTGACCTCATTGGCCCTCTGATAAGCCTGTTCTAATACTGTTAAGCCACCGGGCATTCCAATCTTTGGGCTAAGAGTCACAAAGCAGCGGTCATCTACCACAATGGGGTAGGTACCAGAGGTTTCAATTTGGCAAGTTCTACCGCTATCGCAAATGGCCCGGGTATGCTCCCGCAAGTCATACATACAGGGTTCCCCACCAGTAATGACTATATGACGGGCTTGGAACTGATTGAGGCATTCCATGAGGTCATCAACTGAGAATTTAGAGTAGGTAGGCTCATCCTCAGTCTTCAGAAACATAATGGTGGGCGGGATTTCGTTGTCTGGCAAAGTGTCCCAAGTGTGCTTGGTATCACACCAAGGGCATCCGACGGGGCAACCTTGAAGCCTTACGAATATGGAAGGCGTTCCTGTATAGGTGGCCTCGCCCTGAATGGTTTCAAAGATTTCGTTTACGGGTACGGTATTGCTCATAGTCTTGCACCACCTTGGCTTTGTTTTCCCATGGAAACACTACCCAGTCATCTGAGAAAGTGTCTATTGTTTCGATGCGGTCATTTTGGAGGGTGTCTCGTTTGAGTAGCACCACCATTGGTATGTTGCCGTATATTCTTTGGAGCTTTTGATAGGTTTCTCCTGAGTCAGCGATGTCGTCGACGAACAGGCTGGCTTCGCTAGGGCGGTGGACAATGGGTAGGGAGAACTTGTGGCTAAGTGCAAGAGCAAAAGCAAGGCCCCCACGAAAAACAGGGACCAAAGATTGACAGTTAGGTCGGTTGGCTCGTCTGATTGCATCATCGAAATTCTCCCAGGAATAGTATCGGACAGTCATTTGGAATAACTAGCAAAACACTTTCGGGTTTCTTCCACCACACACTCAACCAAAGTGACCCCTGTGCCTTCCAATAATTTGGGGCCAATGATTTCTACCAAATGGATAGCAATGTTCTCTGCCGTTGGGTTGAACGGAACCTCAACGACCGTTGGGTCAATGGCTTTAAGTGCAGCAGCAAGAGGGTCTAGTTCATAAACCAAAAAGTGATGGTCCCAGTTATCTTCCAGCCACATACAGAGGGTGGATTTGATGACTGAAAAATCAATCACCCGGCCAATTTGGTCAAGGGTTGGGGCCTCACAGTGAAAATGCACTCGGTAGTTGTGACCATGAAGATGTTGGCATTTAGACTCATGGTTGGTAACCCTGTGACCAACTGAAATGTCGTGGTATCGAATGGCTTTAACGGTCATTGATTAAACGGAAAAATTCCGACCTCGCTTCTGGTTCATTACGGAAACATCCCCGCATTACTGAGGAAGTCATCTTGGTATTCGATTCCCGAACACCTCTCCAAGTCATGCAATTATGGGTTGCTTCTATTACAACTGCCAACCCCTTTGGCTGGATTAGTTCTTCAATCAGGTCAGCAAGTTGTACGGTTGCCTCCTCTTGAATTTGCGGCCTAGCCATGACCCAATTAGTGAGGCGCACAAACTTGCTAATACCGATAACCCTCTCAGAAGGCAAGATACCAACCCAAGCACGACCAGTAATAGGCACCAAATGATGAGAGCAAGCAGACCGAATAGTAATTGGGCCAAGAGTGTAGATTTGGTCGAGATTTTTGACGTTGGGGAAATCCGTGACTTTCGGGGATTCCGTATAGCGCCCATGGAATACCTCTTTGAGGTACATTTTTGCGACACGCTTGGCTGTCTCTTTTGTATTGTGGTCATTCTGCGTATCGATGATGAGCGTTTCCAAAAGGTTCTGGACAGATTGGGTGACCTCGTCTTGAAGACGCTCCATCTCTCCCGGCATGATGAACTCGGCAATGTTGTCATTCGCATGAAATGACTTTCCAGATTCCTGAATTCGGTTTTTGATTGCTTCCCATGTTTTCATGCTAGTCCCTTATAGTTGGGGGTGTCTGGCAATGCCATCAGCCCTTCTTTCCAAGCCCTGACCACAAGCGGGTCAGGAGTATTTGCCTCCAAGAAACCTTGCGCCCGAAGCACACTGGCATGGTCACGGCCCGTGGGAGGGTATTTGCCATCATAGGCAGTATGAGAGTAGGCAAGGGCATCCATACATCCGTCAAGGGTCTTTGCTAGGGCTATAGATTGCGCCTTGCTCAAATCCATGAGAGGGGTATGAATCTTGAACCGGTCAATACCCAGTGCAGTATTGATTGCCAGTTCTTGGGCATCAATAAAAACTTGCCGGCAGTCAGGGTAGTTAGCATTGTCTTGCTGGCACACCCCAGTCACCAAGTCATAGCAATCTTTTTCCAGAGCATAGTTTGCTGCCACAGTGAGAAAGAAAGCATTTCGCATGGGCACAAAAGTAAGTTCTACCCGGTCACCAATGATTTTATCCATAGTGGCATAGTCTTCATACTGCTCTAGTTCTTCGCCATGAGAAACAAGAGGGCTTCGGCTTTTCAAGAGGTTTGGAATAGTCACAAATTGATGACTTGCAATCTCAGCCATCTTTGCAATGCGGTAGGCAGCCTTAACCTCTATCTCATGCTTTTGCCCATAGTTAAAGGTAATGGCATGAACCTCTTGGAAGTTGGCTTTAGCCCAGTAAAGGCAAGTGGTTGAGTCCTGTCCACCAGACAGAACCACCATCACTTTGTCAGCCTTTTCTGTTGGCTTGCTAGTGGTTTTTTTAGCCTTAGTCATTTTTCTAACCTTACAGTCGGGTTAATAGAAATGCCGCCCCTGGGCATGAAATCGCCGCGAACTTCAATCCAATGCGGTTGCATAAGATTGAATAAATCGTGAGCGATAGTGTTGATGCAGTCCTCATGGAAAGAGCCATGCTGACGGAAACCAAATAGGTACAACTTTAGAGATTTGCTCTCAACCAACCGCTGGTCAGGGCAATACCGAATGGTGATGTTGGCAAAGTCAGGTTGACCAGTCTTGGGGCAGATATGAGTGAACTCTGGACACTCCATTTCTACCTCATACTTGTTGGCAGGAAATTGATTTTGGAAGGTCTCTAAAATTTCGGGATTGTAGGTATTACCGTATTCTGTCCCGGCAGAGCCAAGCAGGGTTAAATCTTTGGTATCACTCATCGCATTTCCTTTCGGGTGGTAAGAAGATTGATTGCATCGTAAACATTTTGTAGTTGTGGTTCACCGCAAAGTGCCAGATAAATTCTGGTGCCAAGATTTTTTTCGACATCCATGGCCCTGCGAACATGGCTAGTAACGGTCATAAATGCCGCCAGCCCACGAGAACTGCTACTTCGTAATGGACTAGCCCCACCTTCCCAAGAATCTTGCTTGGCGAGTAACGCAATCTCTTTCATGGTGAACCCGCAAGCGGTCAAAGAATTGATGACGGCAGGCGGTGGCGGTTTTTTTAACTCTTTGCGGTTAATGCCCTTGAGAATAGCCCCACCGACATAGTATTGGAGGGTTCCAAAGCGTTGACCGTTATAAAGAGTGCTGCTATCTACAGATTTCGGGCGGTAGTGCTTGATAAAAGGCACATTAACGAAGCCAAGCCAATGAGCATCTCTGTTCTTGTTGATTTCGCAGAACCATTTGACATAGTTTCGGTTCTCACCACCGATGACGATTCCACCGAACATAATGTAGTCAGTGTGTGAGTAGAATTCTTCTAGCCGCTCAAGAGAATCACCCCGAGTAAATACCGGCATGATGTTCTCAAAGCCGGCATCTAGCATCCGGTGGTAATTTTCATAGGTGCCTTCTGGATTGCCAAAGACATCTAGTTGGACGGCTTTATATTCCCAATGACTAGGAATAGTTTTTAGGAATTTCATGTAGTCATCGAGGCGAATCTCCCTGCCGGTGTTCCAAGCAGTGAAGGCACCAGAATCTACAATCAACCGAAAAGTGCTAGGGTCTTTCTCGCACAAGAAGCGATAGACCGCCTGGGAAAAATAGGGGAAAGCGACGAGGATATTTAACTTATTCGACTTCGACATCATGTAGACCGAGGTCATCAATCAGATTGGTAATCTTTTCCCGCAGCATTTCGTGTTCTTCTTGACTGCATTTGATGACGATTTTTTCTTTAGCAGCAGAGTCAATCGGCTCTATGTTTTCCATGCGGTCAATGTCTGATTGCCAGCCATTGAAAAGCAGATTCAATTCTTCAGGGGTGAAGCCGGTTGCCATTTGCTCGATGTCGGTCATGCCTTGCAATTCCAACTTGAGCAATTCCTCATCCCACCCAGAGTTAAGAGCAATCTTGTTGTCAGCAATGATATAAGCCTTGCGCTGGCTTTCTGAGAGGTGGGACAACCGGATACAGGGCACCTTATCCAACTCCAACAAACGAGCCGCCAAAACCCGCCCATGACCCGCGATGATGGTGTCTTTCTCATCAATGAGAACTGGATTGTTGAAGCCAAACTCTCTAATACTTGCGGCTATCTGAGCAACCTGAGTTTCGCTATGGGTACGGGCATTATTGGCGTAAGGGATAAGTTTGCTACTAGCAATCTGTTCAATTTTCATTAGTGGTTCCTAGGTAGCGGTTGTCGTTATAGGTGTAGAGCCAAACTTTCTTTCTCTCCTTTGGAGTGACGTTTTCAATTGGCTCCCGAATCACATACTTCTGACGCATGAAATAGCAAAGAGTGGATGAGATTTGTGGTGCTTTGAGGTCTGGTAGGCTTTCCCGAATCTCTTTGAGAGTCAGAGGGCGTTGCTCTGCCCGAAAAAGATGCCTGATTTTGGTTACCGCTTCTGACCGTTGCCCGGACATAAAAAAATCCCCCAACAATGTGGATGGGGGAGAGTATTACTCAATGACTATTAGAAGTCAAGCGGCGAGTAATAATGCCAGAGCATCATTCTTTGCTTTGTCTCCGCGCCCAAACCAAGCCGAATCCAGACGGGCATCATCTGAACGAGCAGGGGCATGGTGGTCAAAGTATTCGGTCACTGCATTGAGCATTCCCCACTTGGTATGGCCTACCAATTCGAATCCCTTGGCTTGACCATCGAACAGCGAAAGAATCTTCTGGAATGACCTGTTCTTGGTAACGTCAAACTGCTCACCCTTAACCTGGGACATGGGAGAAATCAGGTTAGTGAGAAACTGTTCTGCGGCTTTGGCGTTAAGTTGCTGGGCTTGCAGAATCTTGGCTGACTCCATAAATAAGCCAAAAGAGTTGACGGCACCCATAAGTCGGGATTGCATCTTTTCGGAGTCAAACTGAGACAGATGGGTAAACGATACGACATGAGAGTCATCACTCATAGCCATCTGGAGAGTATTGTTGCAGACAACCCGAACACTTGTGAATCGGGCGGTTGTCGCCAGTGTGCGGTCACAGGAGGTAGACAAGAGCAAGAAGCCACCTACACCGTCATCTTTGGTGACTTCACCGTAGCGGCCTGTCTGGGCAATGGCCCACATACGCCGGCCCCCCATAAGTGTGCCAGCAACTTGGATTTTGAAGCCAGCGGTATCCACTAGGTTGCGAAAAAACTCTAGCACTTGCTTGGGCTGCACGGCATGGTAACGATGGGTCACCACTGAAAGAGGGGCTTTTGTGTCTG